ATGAACTTCTTAGCGCCGCTTGCTTTAGCCTGGCTATGGCGAGTGAACGTGTTGTCAGCTGTTGTCGAGCTTTGGCCCGAAGTATTGACGCCCTCCTTGTTGCAGCGCCAGATTTCACCCTTGTTCTCACAAACGTGCTTATAATTCAAGTGCGCCAAGGTCATTATCAAATCTTTGACGGCAGGGTCTGTGCACGATAGGCATCTGCGCTTTGCGTGATTGATGTGCGCTTGTTTATCCATTGTGAAATCCCACATTGAAGCATCACATGTTAGCAAACACTCATCATTCCCGAAAACCGCGTCGATAGCAGAGCAAAGCTGCGCGACTCCCTCGTCGTGATGTCCCATCCCTGCGGCGGAGTGAAACCGGTTTCCAGCCTGGTAATGATCTATGTCTCGCGCATTCAAAGCCTTATGCAGGAGCTTCTGCACGAAGCAATCAACGAGGGAACTGATCCAGATCATCCTGAATCTGCCCTCCTTGACCTTCTTCGGGGCGTGAGGCTCCTGTTTAACGGACAGCAGCAAGACATCTTTCAAACCAGACATCACAACAGTCTCCGGCGTGTACGCCGCAACATCCTTGGCATGGATGAGCATCAAAATGAGGCGACACTGCACCAAGTCTAGCAAGGCAGCCAGCAGCTCAGGGTCTGAAGCCCAAGCCTTCTTCGACTGACGGCGAAAACGAGCGGAAACGCCCGACGACGTGTCAGCCAAAGTGGCGGCTAGCTTATACCACCCTTCAAAACCCTGCTGCGCATGCGACTCAATTGGTGATGTGTCAAAGTCCTTGCACCCCTCAGCCAAAGCGTTTTCCCAGTCTTCGGCCGTGGCCGGAGGCGAGTCAATCGTTGTGAGCTTGGCGTGCGCCTTCATGGATGAGAAAATAGTTGCACGAGTGTTCTCCGGAGTGAACCATTCCGCGTCTTCGCAGCCCAAATCTTTAATCAGGGCCTTGATGGCAGCTGTTCGCTCCTTCGACGCCTCGCTCTCTGGCTTAGCCTTCTTCTTCCTGTCAGGGGTCGTCGCTGACTTGACACCGTCAAGACGGTACTCCCCAACTTTATCAAAGAAAGGCTTACCATTCTCATCAGGAATTGATTCCTTAGACGCAGACCACTCTGGTTGGACGGACTCCATGTAATCTCTGAACGTAGAAAAGGCATCGCTCGCGACAACGTGGGCGTGCACCGCCTTAACCCCTAGTTTAGAAACAGCCTCGCTCAAGACTGGCGCAAAAGAGAAATCGCCATTAATAACCTGCCTCTTCACGTCGGAAAAGTTCAAGGCGAAGAATGATGGGCAGACGTATTCCTCAGCGGAAGCTGGTGCGACAACCTCGTCCTCGTCATCCGGGGCCTCAAGCTCCGAAACGTTGGGTGTAAAGTTCTCACCGGTCTTCCGTTTGCCACTACGTTTCCCACGAAGTTTGCTAGTTGCAGACTTCCCTTGCATCAAAACTTTTTCCTTCCGCTGCTTGGCCTTACTAAAGTCGCGAGCTTCTCCCTCACAACTCCCGTACATGTCTGAGTAGTGTGCTTGGACTTCCTCCTGGACCTTCTCCCACTTCTCTTCTTCAGAGTAGACCTCGTCAACCACGAACTTGAAGTCCTTCGGTTCCTTGTAATGCTCGTGATCGTAGTCGAAAGCTTCGCCCAAAGCCGCTCTCTTCACAATCGAATAAACCGAGTCATGATACAACCCCTCATAGCGCATGTAAGAGAAAATCATGTCGAAGTCGATCGCCAC